TAGCCCCTCCTGTAGTTGTGGAGTTGTGGTTATTGTTACCTATTGTAAAGTCATTAACCGCTGAGGTGCTTCTAGTTCCTGAGTTGTTAGCCGTAGAGTTAGTTACTTCTGTAGCGTTCCAATACAACTTTAGGCCGTTGGCCGAGTTAGACTGAGATGCGTCGTAAGTTACAGTAAGCATAGACCAACCGTCACCATTCACGTTACCTCTGTTTGTGTTGCTCCAAGGCACGGCTGAGTTTGTACCTGTGCCTGTAACAGAGCTGTTGCTATGTAAAGCCCACTGATTGTCATAGTTACTTCCGCTAGTCCTGTGACGCACCACTAGTCTGTTGAGACCCTTATGGTATTGCAAAAAGAACCTGTTAGCCGAGTTGCTAGATGTAGTGGATAAATCCCACATAATCTCATTAGCTGTTGTAGCTAATTGGTTCACCCAAATAGACACGGATAAATCCTGTGAGCCGCTAAGGTTGAACGGAGAGCTAGTAGCGCTTCTTCTAAGGGCGTCGTAAGTCATACTGTAGTAGTGACTGTTGGTGTAGGCCGCAGTTGCGTTATGGTCATAGCTAAACCACTCGCTTATAGAGTGAGGCTCACTTGAATCGGGCCTGTCCGCTACAGCGTTGTTTGTATTTATAGCTCCGTATACGCCCTGAGCAGCATCGCTTAGACTTATTAAGTCTGTGGAAGTCCTCGAAAGCTCTGTGTTTAGTTCAGAGAATTTTATCTGACCGCTAGATTGTAGGGCCATACTATTAAGGATTAAAGATATCAGAGAATGCTACGATATCACCTTTGACGTGTAGAGCGCCGTCAGCCTGAAGCCTAGCAACCCAATCGCCTGCTGCGTAGAAATCCATATCCCCATTTGAATCTACATTAAACTCAATGTAATTGTTGCTGTCTCTACCAATCATAGCAACGTCGCGCAAGTCAGATTCAACAGAGAGGGTCGTCCCTGTTAAATCCAAGCCTGTGCCCGCAGAATAAGTAGTGTTCGTAGACGAAAGAGTAACCACACCCCCTGCGCCATACGAGACGCCCACATTAGTTCCTGCGGTAATATCAAGTGTGCCGCCGCTAGTTATAGCAACACGCTGTGTTCCATTGGTCTTAAGGTTAAAAGAAGAGTATTTGTCGTACAAGCCTGCGTGGTCACCCCACCCGTAAGCAGTGTTCCAATTAGTAGAGCTACCGCTTGTTGCAGTAATCGTTCCGTCTACATCTAAATCTGTTATTACCTTATTAGCCATATTCTGTTGTGGTTAAATTAGAAGGGCGGCGTTAACCGCCCCTCATAGTTATTATTATGCTCTCTCTCCGTGTGAGATGATTTTCCAATCTCCCGCAGGAAGAGTAACATTGATTTCTACGTTACTAGTATCCAATACAACGTCGGTAGCAACCTGTTGGTAGCTATTGCTCGTTACATCGTAAACCTGAACTACAGCACCTTTAGTAAGGTCGAGGTTGTGACCGCCAATCTTAAGCGTTCCACCTCCGTAGCTATTCTCAGTATGAGTGTGCGTGTGGTGAGTTGTAACAACGTCGATATCGGCAGTTCCGTCTTGGTAAGTAACCGATAGACCGCTCTCAACGTTTCCGCTGAACATAGCACCTACAACGTCTTCAATCTCTTCGTCAGAACGCTGAGTGTTGTTGTCAACTACAGGGCCTGTAGCTATAGCAGTAATACGACCTTGAGCATCAACTGTGATTGTATCAATCTTAGTTCCGTCAGCAGCATCACCGTGAGTTCCCGCACCGATACCCGCAGCAGGTACAGCAGTTAGGTAGTTCTCATCAGCGTGGTCGCCCCAAGTGTAAGCGTCGTCCCAATTAGAAATCTGAGTAGCTGTAATTCCGTTAGCAACGTGAGCAACGAATACAGGGTCAGTTTCAGTGAAAGACTGTAAGTAACGTCCGTCTAAAGAGATAGAAGCACCTGCGTTACCCACACCTGTAAGGTTAAGAGTACCGTTAGCGAAGGTAGCTCCACTGATATAATCAATGTCGTTATCGTTAGCAGAGTTAAAGTCTATTACCTGTCCTGAGGTAGTGATAGTCATACCGCCTGAAGCAGAGAACTCAATAGCGTCACCTACAGAAGAAGAGCTGACATCAGTCTGTCCGTTTACTTCTATAGTAGCGATATCGCTAGACTCAGTAAATGAAGTCAGGTAACGACCGTCTAGGTCGACAGTAACTCCTGCGTTACCTACACCTGATAGGGTAAGCTCACCGTTTGTTGAGTTCCAAGAAGCTGCATTAATGTAGTCGATATCATTAGAAGTAGAATACTCACTAGGGACAGGAATGTTATTGTAATTTGTACCGTCGTTAGTGAACGTCCAACGGTCAGAAGACTCGTCCCATAATACTTTTACGTTTGAACCTGTTCCGCGCTCTACTTCAAGACCTGCATCTTCAGAAGGAGTGCCTGTCTCGTTAGAGTTAAGAAGAAGAATGTTATCTTGAATCTCTACTTGCTCTGAGAGCTTAGTGATTACTGCACCGCTTACAGTAAGGTCACCCTCGATAGTTATGTCGTCAGAGAAGGTTTTGTTACCACCTACAGTCTGAGCGCCTGAAGTTACAACTACAGTGCTGTCTACAGAAAACGCAGTTCCTGAAAGGCCTAAGCCTGTTCCTGCTGTGTAAGTCGTATCAGTAAATACTGCACCTGAAGGTACGTTAGTTAATACTTGAGAGTCATCAACCTTACCATCTAGAGCAGTGCCTAGACCTGTAACGCTAGACTGAGGTATTGAACCTACAGAGATAACGCCTGAAGACTCAGTGATAGTAGTGCCGTCAGCAGCCATACCTACATACTTCCAAGATGTAGAAGCTGTATCGTATACCTTAATGACACCACTGTGGTTTACAACCTGACCATTAAATGGAGAAGAAGGCAGAGTTCCCGTAGTTTGAATACCGAAGTTCTGAATCTCATTCCCGTTAAGGTCAATGTCAATCAAAAATTTAGAAGCCATTTTTTTTTATTATTAGTTATTAGTTAAGATAAGCCTTACCCTTGAAGGCAGTTTTAAACGTCAAGGTCAACGACCTATCGTCGGTATAAGAAACATCGCCTACAACAAAGTTGCCTACCGAGTCCACTACTGTGACAGCGGGGAAAGCGCCTATGTTATGTGTTATATTCCATATATTAGTGCTAACGGTTTGGTTAAAGGTAAACGTTCTGTTTGACCATTCCGTTCCGTTTAGCGTCTTAGATAACACCTGACCATTAAGTCCTGTGCTACCATTGTTGTCTTTTATATCACCTGAGAAACCTACAGCAGTTGGAGATACGCTCATAGGCAATGCGTTTCCCGCACCGTCCTGTAAGCTCTTCTCTGTTGTTGCCTCTTGTGAGTCAGAGGTTTTAATTAGACCCTTATAGGTGTCTTTTGGTTGCTGTCCCTGTAATGTAGCCATAGTTAGTTATATACCTCGTTTTCCCAATTAGTTGTAATGCTTTCCCAATTCACTGCCCATAAATCCCAAGTTATCGGCGGGATTGATATTACAGTGCAAGAGTAATAATGTCTGTTCTCTATGTACGTCGCGCTTGTTCCTGTCGACACACAATTTGAGTTATATCCGATTTGCCTTCCTAACGTATACATTATCCGAAAAGCGGTGTTGTGAGTGCAGAGTCATCGTCCATAACTATAGAAGATATCCAACTCGTTGCTGACAGCTTAACGTCCACGAAAGACTTATCTTGTATTCCTGTTCCGCTAGTAGCAGAAAAATCCATTGTTAGCCCGTCCATAAAACCACTGACAGTTATACTGCCGTTGTTGTGTAGCATAAGACAGACTATATCTTGTCTGCGGCTCATAAAGTCTAACTGATTCAGTTTGTTGTCTAAGCGAGGTAGCTGTATGGTGATATCTGTGTTAACGATACCTAATCCACCGCTAGTGGTCTTAGACTCTGAGAACGTCGTAGAGCCGTCTTTTTTGTTGTGTTGAAACCTAACATAGTTTGACAAGTCTAAGCTCGTTAGCGTCGTTCCTGTGACAGTATCGAACGCCATAGTTAGGTCACACTGCTTTCCTAGAACCACAGCTTTGATACCGCCTACGTCCATCAACTGACAGTTGATATCTATGTCGCTAAATGCTATTGAACAGTCGAAAGCCATATTAATTATTGATTGTGGTTAGTTAGAAAAAAGGGCGGGGTTGCCCCCACCCCCTAAAGTATTCTATGCAAGATATTATCCTGCGATTGATGTCCAATTAGCAGGAGTCAAAGCAAAAGCCAAAGAGCTTTCCTCACCTGTTAAAGTCAATTGGTAACGGTTCTTGTCAGTACGTGAAGCACCTGAAGTTCCATCAACAGTTCCTGCGTACAGTCCGTACTCGAAACCAACCAAGTGGTGAGTACCCGCAGCAGTCTGAACGAAAGCTACCAACTCAGCACCACCTACAGCCATTTGCTCAAGAGCATCACGCTTCGCAACACTCATTACAGGGAACTCGATAGCGATAGTAGGAATAGAAGAAACAGAGCCGTCTCCGTTTACAGTTTTAACGTCGTTAAATACAGAGAAACCATCTTTGTTATTGAAGTTCAACTCAACAACATCACCGTCAGCCAACAAGTCGTCAGTAGTAGGTGTGATAGTAACTTGTCCGTAAGCAACGTTTGTCTTGTCAGTAACAACTGATACAAGAGCGTCTAGGTCAGCTTTTTCTCCGATTAAAACCTGAGTCAATCCACCAACGGGAAGGTCAGTACAAGAGAAAGAGATACCTGAAAGATTTACATTACAAGCCATTTTTTTATGTCTTTAGGTTAGTTTAGGAGAGAGCCTAAGCTCTCCCCCTCACTGTTAATTAATTTGATTAAGCGCGGTCTTTCGCGTAAACGATTTCCTCAGACTTCAAGTAAGAGAAACCTAACTTGAACTGACCCCATACTTTGTCAGAAGACAATTCAGCTTCGTACTTCATATCGATAGCCTTAACGTCGTTATAGTCGTCAGTAAGCATTACGATGTTGTCAGGAGCAGAAACGAGAACCTCGTTAGCAGCCATTGACGGGAAGTGAATGATTTCCATACCTAAGTATTGTGGGATAGCTCCTTCGATGATACCTTGTGGCGTAGTCGTGAACTTGTCAGCGATAGCCAATTGGTATGCTTGGTAAGCAGCAGTACCCATAAAGAATGCAGGACGGTAAGCACGGTCAGCGTCTCCGAAGATAGCAGACAACATTACGTCGCTCATTGCGCCGTAAGCAGCTTCCAATACACCCAAGATGTTAGCCTTAGCGATAGCAGCAACGTTAGTGTCTAAAGCGATGATGTTAGCATCAGCGTTCAACTCAGTTACCAATTTGTCAGAAGCTAATTCAAGAGCTTTCTGAGCAGATAGTTTTGCGAAGTAATCGAAAACCCAATCCTTGAACTCAGCGTCCATAGTCTCAGCATTGTGCTGACCTTTCTTAAGCATCAAACCACGGTAAGAAGACTCAAGAGCATCTTTACAGTTTAGGAATGACCACTTGTAAGTATCAACGCTCATTTCTTTCTCTGCGATAGTAGCAGTAGACTGAGGGTCGAAAGCACATAGGTCTGTACCGAATACTAATGCGCCGTCAAAGATAGGAACATTTACTTTATTTTTAACGCCGTCAACCAAACGGAAGCGGTTTAATACACCTGCACTTTTCACCATAGTGTCGATGAAAGTATCAGGACGTCTGTCGCCGTAAGGCAAGTTTGAAATAGATAAACTCATTTTGTTTTTGTTTAGAGTATTATTATTAGTAATTTATTATTTGAAACGAGCAAAGAAGTCGTTAACCAAGTTAACCTTCTCAGGAGTGATTCCGTTGAACTCAAGAACGGTGTTTGGCTCTTCTGCAACTTCTTCTTCATTCTGAAGTGCTGCAAATTCCTCCTCAACCTTTTCTTCGTTAACTTCTTCTTCCGCAGAAAACTCTTCCTCTACTGTTTCTTCTACAACTGTCTCGTCAGCGACGGACATTTCTTCTTCTACAACCTCAGCAACTTCTTCTTGAACTTCTTCAGCAACAACCTCAGGAGCAGCCTCAACAGCTACCTCTTCAATTGCTTCCTCAACGTTCAACTCGATAGAAACCTCTTCTGTAGTCTCGACAACCTCCTCTACAGGAGCGTTGAAGTTCTCAAGTTGAGCAGCGAACTCAGCGTTCTGAGCCTCTAAAGCCTCAATGCGCGTAATCATTTTGCCCAACTCCATACCAAATGAAAATTCGTTCATTTCTTGTTTCGTATTAGTTAGTTCTATATTCGCCTCAATTTCAATAGAGAAGCCATTTACCTCTCCGTCCTTGATAGCGTTGAATAATTCATCAGACTCAATCTTAGTCTTAACGAATACTGTTCCGTCAGGAAGGTCATAACCATAGTCCTTAGACTTATCGTTATCAGACTCTTTCTTCCAAACTTCTAGCATAGTCACATCGTGCGTGTCGTACGAGTGGTGTATACCAAATGAGTTCCAAAGTCCGTCTTTGCTGTACTTGTACATAATCTCGCTGATTATCTCCTCAGTAAATTGGACGTTGTAGTAACCTTTCTCAGCAGAGTAGCGTAAGATTGGTTTGTTAGGAATCATAATAGGGCCTACTACTTCTTTCTTCTCAGAGTTAGCAAACTCCAACTTAGGAGCTTCTTGCTGACTAAAGTATAGGAAGTTCTCTTCGATAGCAGGCTTGTCTACTAATGATATTTTATACATACCCTCAACAAAGTCGTCTAGAGTAATGTTGAATAATGGTAATTCGTTCATAGCATCAAATTCTTGTTCGCTCATAGAGTTGCGTAGAGACTCGGCTTTCTTAATAGCCCAATTAACTCCTGACGTTCCGCCCCAACCTAACCAAGCAACATATCCTCTATCCTTCCAAGGAGTAGACTTGTACTTAGGGTCAATCGTGGCGTTCTTTTGGTGGCGCTTAAAAGCAGCCATACGAGCGATTGTTTTGTATGAGAGTTTTTCATTGCTAGCCAATTGGTTTGCACGAGTCCACCCTACAGAGGTCATTCCCTTGACTTCGCTACCGTACTTCTTCTTCCAAGCCAACACTTTCTTAGCGTTGTTAGAAGCAGATTCAGGATAGTCATTGTATGTAGCCATAAGTATTACTCTCTTTTTATAATATACAAAATTAATCTATTAGTGCTTCGATAGTTAAATATACAAAGTCACCGTACACTTTACCCTTAGCACTCTTCACAAATATATTGTTAGGAGTTACGTTTGCGGCAGTTAGAGTCTGCAAGAAAAAGTCTAAGTTAGCGACCTTATCTACAGTAACCACCATACCAAACTCAATAATGCTGTTGTTAGCCATTAGGAGCGATTCTCCTGCACTATAAAGCTCATAGTAGTCTGTAGTGTTACCTGACTCGTCTTCCGCTCTTAAATCCCACCCTTGTCCGTTTACGTGAGATAGCTCACCGTTCATTATCATACGAGCGTTACTACCACTTAATTCACCGAATCCTGAGCTGCCGTTATCGTAAGCCTCTAGTGTGTATATTCTCTCAGTCTCCGTCTTCATATTTCCGCTAAACGTGAGGTCTTCGTTATACACTATAAACGGGTGTAGTATATTGGTAGTGTAGTTCTGTGGCTTTACAAACGCAAACCTAAGACCTATGTCCTTGTTTAGAGCGTGTATGTTAGACGCTAAACCTAACTGCTCAGAGCTAAAGGCTCCTGACTCTAGGTTAGCAGGTCTATCTACAGCCTCTTCGCCACAAACGGACTTGAAGAATATAGATGAGTTGAACTTAATCTCTTTGTCATTAGCAGCATCTTCATTTATTACCTGAGTAGTAGAGCCGACAGTAACTCCGCTGTTGAACTCGTCGTCGTAGTATGCGTCGTAGTCTTCGTTGATTAGCGAGAGATTCTTAATCTTGCTACCACCTTCCGATAGTTTTATAGACACTGAGTCATCAGCCATAGAGTATACGTCCTCTGAACCGCTTCTAGCTATGTGCAACGGGTCTACTCTAAGTATGTGTTCTGAGGTTGTAACGTCGTAGTCATAAAGCAGGTTACAGTTAAACCTTTTACATATAGCCAACAAGGTGTCGTATATGGTGTCTGTAGTTGTCTGCGCTATAGAATCCTGTATGTTAATTAGGTCAGTAGCGTTGTGAGGTAAGAAGTCCTCTGAGGCTCTAAAAGTAATATCTAGCTTCGCTGCTTCAGTGAGTGTAGGTATTCTAGTTATGAGTTTCTTTAGCTCGTATATCTCTTTGTCCTTAGCAGACTCTGTATCCATTTTCATAACAGTTCCGCCGTTAGACACAAACGTATCAACAGTGGTAACATTCACAGTTCCGTCTATAGGCTCTAGGAAATAGTTTATGGAGTATCTAGAACCGCCGTTAACCTCTATGTCTACATCACTAGGAAAGTAAGCAGTTATGTTCTCGAACTTAAGTGTATCGAATATACCGCCACCACCTTCGTTAACCAAAGCCTTATCGCCATTGCTGTGTATGTAATCTTGTGAGCCTAGAGAGCTAGAGTCAGTTTTGTTAGACTGACCAAAAGCACGCCCTGTAGGTGAAAGCTCTAGAGCATCGCCGTTAGCGTCTTCCAAAGCAATCTTTTTAAGCATCATACCGTCTTCGTATATCCCAACGTATGGAGTAAACGTAGCCGTTGTGTTTGCTACAGATATACTACTAACCATTTCATCTTCGTTGGTAACAGGAATCTCTAAGTCCATTCTAGCGATAGTAACAGAAGCAGGGTTTCCATTGAGCCTAAGGTTAGCCTTGTAAGAAATCTTAGGGCAGAACCACCCTCTAACAGAGTCGTTTGAGTTGGTTGGGTAAGAGGTAGAGTTTCTCTTAGCACCCCAATTAGCTTGTGTCCAAGTATCCTGAGACACGCCGCCTGCGTTTCCTGATATCTCCATACTACCCCAATAGTTAGTCCTGAAGTCCTTGTTCTCTTTGAAAGTACCGTAAATCTCGTTCATAGACACGTTAGTACCCACCCAAGCTAACGCTTGCTGAATTGTAAACGTCCTAGTGTTAGTGCTTTGCTTCGCTAACATATGAGACGAGTTGATAAACCTGAGTCGTTCAGGAGCCATAGTGCTGTCGTAAGGATTTCCGTCAAACTGACCTACACCAAACAGCTTAGAGTCTACTCTGACATCTATGGTCTGAGCAGTTAGGTATTCTCCCAAGTATTCCAAGAACTTAGTAACAGAGAAAGCAGGAACAAATGCTGTTCTGCCTCGTCCTGTTCCGTACTCCATAAAAGCTCTCTGAGCATACCCTACAGAATCTAAATCGTTGTTCATATCCACGTAAGGGAATATAATAGCAGCGTCAGCGTCAGGGTGAGCGCCTATAGTGCCCGCTTGCCCACCTGCGACAGTTCCACCTTGAGATAACCTAACAAAGTTAATCAACTGATAGTCTGTAGTATAGTCCGTTTGGCTGTAAAGCTCTGATAAGTTAACGCCTTTAGATTTAGATAGGTAATGGCTTATTTGGTCTTTAAGCTCGACCTGTATGTAAGGCTCTGAGCTGTTGTACTCGAAACTCCTAACGTTAAGTATTCCTGATATGCTAGTCACCGCTCCCGCTGCACCAAAGATGTTTAGCTCAAAGAAAAAGTCTGAGCGAGGGAAGTCAGACCCTGAAGATGTTGCAACGTCAAAGTTGAACACGCTAGAGGATTGGTTGTTTGTTGTTAAAGGCAATTTGATGTCTGTAAAGAAAGGCATCTTTATGCTGTCGATAGACAGTGAGTCGTAGAAGTCTATCTCAAAGTCCAACTCTTGGTCAGGAAACAGGTCAGCGTTGCTATAGTTAACACCGTCTGAACTTATTCTTAGTATGAAATCTAACATATTATTTTCTAGCTACTTTAAATGTGAATGACTTTGCGTACTTATCGTTAACAGTGTTCAGTGACTCTGTTGTTGGATAAACAGAATACGCGTAACCTTTGCATTCGTCTATAAATACTATAGAGCTTCCTGATACAGCGGCTACGTTATGGTGACATAGAAGATTTGTTATGTCAGCCATTCTGCCTAATCGTACAGGTGTCTTAATAGTGTAGTCTACATTTGAGTAGTAGGGTATATGCGCGTTGCTGTAAGTAGCGTTGCTAATCTCTGACTGTAGAGTGAACTGATTGCACTCCATAAGGTCGTTACCCTCGTAAGCGTACATAGTACCCCCTGAGATGACTTCTCCTGTATAAACTCGTGCGTCGTAGTATACTTTGTCCACATCACCATTGTAAGTCCCGTAGAGGCCTTTAATTTGCCCGCCAACGTTCCATTCTATACGTACAGGTGTTCCGTTTGTGTATACACCTATACCTGTGACGCTACTGTCGACGTCTAGCTCACCTGCTGTGGTGAACTGACAGCCGAATTGTACACTGTTGCCGTAGCCTTTTCTAAACTTGTAGTCCATATTATACTCTGTCGTTATTGTTACGTATACTTCTTTCTCTGCTGTCTGAGCGTAAGTCTGCGCTAGATACAAATGCTCTAGTAGGCTTCTTAGCTTCTTTAGCTATGTCTGCATTGCTTTGCGCTATAACTCTCAAATACTCTTCTGTGTTGCCCTGAGCTTGTTGGCCTATCACCTCACCACCCTGTGCAAACTTCTGAGTGCCTACCACAGCCGCTGTACGTCCTGAGCTGTTGATACGGTCTAGCAGTTCCTTGTGCATAGACGCGCTACGCTTGTTGATGATATACTCACCACCTTCCATTTCGTAACCGCCTCTGCCTTGAACAGTGAACGGAACACCGCCTTCTGCGTGACTAGGCCCCGATACTAAACCACCGTCCTCAAACTTCTTAGGGAAGAACTTACGGGTTCCTATAGCGCCTAGTTTAGCTGCTGTTGTAGCAGCGATAACACCGCTAGATATAGCCGCCTGAATAGGAGCTTTGATAAACGGGTCACTAGTAGTGTAGGCTAGTATGGTCGCCTGAGCTATGGACTCTAGTCCTGCCGCTACAGCGTTAGCTCTATCCTGTTTCTTTTGCTCTTCAAACAACTTCTTGTTGACTGAGTTTTCCTCAGCTAACTGCGCCTTCTTAAGCTCGGCACTCTTAACCCTGAACTGACCCTCTGTAATTAGTTGGTTGTCTAGGTTAGATTTAAGTATGTCTTGCTCTATAGAATAGCGCTCCTTTATAACGTCTAACTCTGCGTCAGCTTCGCTCTTTAAGTTGTCTAGCTTCTCCTTTCCGAAGTCTCTGTAAACTTCTAGGGTATTGCCTACAAGCTCCTTTAGCTTCTCTACCTGAAAGTCTATGGATTCAGGGTCTACACCTAACGCCTTTTCTATAGGGTTCTGAGTACCCTCAGTGGT